ATATCTTAAATGTATAACTAAACGTGGTAGTTGAACCATCACCACTATAACTGTTTCTAACTGTAGTTGAAGATATTGTCATAAAGTTCCTTTATTATATTTTAATCATTGTGTCTATATTATTTAATATCCTTTATTGCTTCTAAAGAGTATTTACTCATATCAATCATATTACGATATAACTCATCTATTAATTGTCTTTTTTCATTTGGTGTAAAGAACTTGCTATTATAAATATCTCTAACTCTTTTATCATTATCTTGTACTAATTTGTAAGTTGTTTTTAAAATAGTAGCTTCAACTGGAAGATTAGTTAATAATTTATTAGCTTCTTCAAAGTTACCTGCTTTTTGTAATCTATCTATAGAATTAAATATTTTGCTAACTTTATCATATTTATCATAGAACGTAGTTATGTATTCAGAACCAGCAGAAGGATTACGAACCACAAAAGCTCTAATGATTGGTATGTCTGATAATGTTTCTTCTGGTTTAATAGGATCATCTATAACACCAGAAGCAATTAATGCTTTGTCTAATACTGTTGTAAATGTTCTACCTAATGTACCAGTCCAGTTATTTATAGTTGATTCAATTCTAACAGGTGAAGATATACCAGAATACTCTCCAGATATTTGTCTAATTAATTTTCCTAATATTTTAGATGTTTCAGAAGTATATTCTGTATATTGATACTCAGGCAATAATCCTTCTAAAGATCTTGGCACGATTGGTTTTTTAGTAAATAAACTTTTATTACTCCATGCTTCTACTAAAGGCTTAGCAATATCAGGAATTGGCATTAAACTTGTTGCATTGTCAAATGCTAAAGTTTCTATAAATTTTTTAACAGCAGTTGGATCTTTTGTTTTAACAAAATCTAAAAGTCTTTCTGGTAAAGTTCCAAATACATAACCCAATTCAAATGGCTTAGGTATTCTCCAAACAATAGTATCTTTACCTTCGCCAGTAATTACAATCCAAAATAAATCTTTTTGCCACTGAGGTAATTCTTTATATCTTTCATCTTCATTATTTGCGATCCAAAGAAGAATAGATGGTAAAGTAATACTAGCACCAACTGTGTATAATGCTTTTGATCTTGTTTCTGGATTTGTAAATGTTTCATATAATTTTAAATAACCTTGAACTCTAGCGTTAAAGAACGCAACTACAGAATTAACTGCAGCCATTTTTGCACCCATTCTTTGGAAGTCTAAAGATATATTTCTAGATTCAAAACCTCCACGTTCAACTGCCTGTTTATGATTTAAACCTTTTTTAATTGCATTGTTATATGCTTTTTGAAATTCACCAAGTCTTGTTGCATTTTCAAAAAACTCAGTCATTATTCTTAATGGTTCTAATCCTTTAGAAACAACATTATAAACTGGTCTTGATGTTAATTCTTTTGCAATATTTTTTGAATAATAATTTCTATCAAAAGCTACATAAGAAGATTGTGGTCCACCAGATTTAATCCAATCTTGATATATTTTGGATTCTTTTTCTTTTCCAATTTTTGAATAAATTTGAGTTAGCATTCCTCTTGCTGTATCTAATCCTAGTTTAAATCCATTTCTACTAAACACAGTAGCAGACATTGTATCTCTCATTGCGTTTCTTAAAAAGAACTCAGGTGCTAATGTAGCTCCAGCTCTTAATGTTCTTGTTGGCAAACTAATAATGCTACTAACTAATCTTTGTGATACATCAGTTGAATATTTCCAAGATCTAGATAAATCAGAACCTAAATCCCAAACTTCTCTTTTACCATCTCTAAATATAGCAACTTCAGTTTTTCCTATTTGTTGTTGTGTTCTTCTAAATATTTCAAATCCTTCTAATAATTCTGGAGTAATTCCTTCTTTAAGAACTTTTGTACGAACAGTAACCATTTGTTCTTTTTTTGTTTTATCAAGTAAAATTTCTAATGGTTTATATTTTTGTTTTCTTTCAATAACTTCTGTAGAAAATATATTTTCTAATTCTTCTCTTGTAACTTTAGTTCTTGTAAGTTTAGCTTTTGATTTAGATACATCTTTAAATGCTGTAGGATCTATTGCTTTAGTTTGCTCAACCATTTTAACAAACTCAACTAATGAACGATTACGTTCAACTAATGTTACAAAATGTAATGTATTTTTGTATATGCTTTCAATAGGATCTACTATTACTTTTTCACTTCCTTTAAATTTTTTAAGAGGATTAGCAACTAATTTAGAAATAGATCCATCTTTACCAGCATCTTCTAATACCCTAAAAAAAGGAACATAATCTTTGTTTGCTTCTAACATTGCACTGTAAGTTTTTTCATTTATGATTCCTGAATCTCTTAAATATTTTAATAAATTGTTTTGATATTCTCCTAATTGTTTAAATGTTTCTTTGTATTTAGCATCTAATTTTCTAACTGTATTTTCTGCTGCTTTAATATCAATACCAGTTTCATATCCTTGTTTAGATTTTTCTATTGCTCTTTTTGAAATCGCATAAGCACCAAATTCTTTATAAGTTGCTGTATCTTTAGTTATTGGTTCTAATATTGTTATTAATGGTTGGCTTTTATTTTCTAAAGTTTTAAAATCTAATGTTCCATATTTTAAAAAATGTTCACCTCTGCTAATCATTCCTGGTTGCAGTCTAGCAAGTTCATAAGGATTAAGAGTTCCTTCTGGTGCTTTAACTCCTACTTTTTCAGCTTCAGCAACAGCTCTTGATATTGGATGTAATTTATCTAACCAATTAAATACTAAGTTGTTTTTTAAATCTTTAAAAGATGTTTTAACTTCTACAGGATCAAAAGATATTTTTTCTTGAACCTTAGCAACATCAACATCTATAGATTTTTCTGATTTAATTGTTTCTACAACCTTTGGTGGTTCTACTTTCTTTTCAACTATAGGTTCATAAGTTCTTGCTATTTCAATATTTTTACTACCAATGTCTTCTCTAATTGTTGGGTCTATAATAGAATCTTCATAAACTTCTGCAGGTTTTTTGCCTGTCTTTTTAACTTGTTCTATTGCTTTTCTTGCACCTAGTTCACCTAATCCAAATGCTGCAAAGAAACCTGTTGAATAAATTAAATCATCTTTTGTTGGAAGTTCACCTTTAATTAATGCTCCTGTTCCTTCAAATCCAACAACTTGTCCAGTAAGTTTACCAAAATAGTTTTTGCCAACTGGTCCAAGAAATGATGGAAGTTTAGATGCTACAACTAATTGTGCAGCTTCTGTAGCACCAGCTTTAATTCCTTCATTAGTAAATATTTTCCACCATTCTTCAAATGTATCTACCTCTCCTTTTTCTAAAGCTGTAATGTACATTTGTCTTACAGTTCCTGGTATAAACCCAGCAGTTGCGGTAGCACCTATTGGTCCAGCAGGTGAACCAACTAAAGCACTTCCAAGATAGTAAGGTAGATCTGCAAATAAAGTTGCACCTCTTTCTACAAACCCAGCTATATAATTAGTATTCTCTGGTTCTTTTGTAGTAAATACATCTGGAAGAACTCCAGTTGTTTCGTATGCTTTTCTTAATGAGTTAATTGATTTGCCAAATCCTCTTTCAAGATAAAGATCATAATCAAAATCAAATTCTTTTTTTATTGCTGTTATTCCTTCTTCTTTTTTTTTACCAACCTGAACAACTGGTTGTACGATTGAATCTTTAATGGATTGCCAATAACTTTTAATTTCTGTTCTATCAAATTCTTTAATACCAAAGTATTGATTTACTTCTTCATTATTAAATCCAGCGTTAAGTAATTGTTTAGATTCTTTAGCAACATAATCTTGAATCTCTTGGTCATTAAAACCAGCTTCTTTTAACTGATTCAGATCCATTTATTTACCTATTCTTTTTTTATAATCTGCTACTGATTCACCTGGTAATCTTTGTGTTGTTACTTTCTTAATATCTTGCTGAACAACTCCTTGATATAATCCTTTCATAATCTCAGCAGAATCTGGAATATATTTATATAAATCTTTTGCTATGTAGTCTGGAGATTTAGGATTTAATAAATCATTTGTATTTTTTTTAACTGCAATACCATTTTGAAACCTTGAATACATTTCATTATAAAAATCATCTAATCTTTTATTGTATTGAGAATCTAAATTTTTATAATTGGGACTAGCTTTTACAGCTACAGATGCTTTATCAATAAAATCAAAAAACTTTTTATGTTGATCTACAAATTGAGGATTATCAATATTTTGAAAAATCTTAGCAAAAGTATTGTAAGATTCCTTAGAAAACTTATCGCTTCTATCTAATACAGATTTAGATGTTAATTCAAAACCAACTCTAAAATCTTGTTGTAAATTTTTAATATCACCATTTAATATTTTTTTAGTTACGTCTAATACATTATCAAAATCTGGAACTTTAGTTACTTTACCAGCTTGAAT